CTAACGCCTGTTCTCTTAGCCTGAACCGCATCCAAGTATTCCAGCATCGGCATAGCTTGACCGAACGTACTCTGAACCGTTAACGGAACCAGAGCATTAGGATTCTTTAAGCGGATAACACCACCGGGAGTAGCATTGAGCAAGTCATCCATGTTGACCTGACCATCTACCGCACCTACTCGATTGTTGTTAGTTAGATACAGATTATCTAAGCTCTGACGAGTTATCGTGGACTTCTGTAGCTGAATATCCATCGTCCGATCTGCCAGAGATTGACCGAAGAACTTATGCGGTACAGGTATAGGACAGATAGAGTGGAATGGAACATAGTCTGTTTCCTCATCTTCCAATATCTCAGAGCCGCAATAAACAATACGGCGCAACTCAGCAATACCATCGTCATCTTCGTCGATACGTATATAGCACTCGTATACCTCTAGCACCTGCATAGAGAAGTCTAGAGAGGTATTTTGATCCGGTTGCTCGCCATTTGGGAACCTTGCAATACGCTCTGCATTGAACTCAAGATCGTTATAAGTTGGCAGATCGTCAACTGTGTCCTGATCGTAACCAATAGCAATCAACTCTGAACGAGTCATCAAGCGACGATGCGCTACGAAACTAGCTTGGTCAATAGTCTTGGCTGACTTGCTGATAAGGAATTCTTCAGGAGGCACATTCTCAATACGCACCTGACCTGTTTCTTTAATGCGCTGTACCTGAACTTCAAACTTAGGAATCTGTATGACATTACCCATCATGTCCGACATTTCCGTATATTCTATTTTCTGTTTGGTAACTTTTAGAGTCTGATCCGATAACAGCAGAGCCAGTTCATCTTCTGACAGATTTTGGTATTCTTCCTTCGTTACGTCTGTAGACTGATCCCAGTATGACTTAACTACGCCTACCTTTTGCAGCAGAGCATCTTTAAACCAGTTGTGGAGGATAAGCATTCCATCATTGTCACGATAGAAAGCCCAGTTACAGTAGTCGGTAGCCTGTCTAGCTGACTCCTCATCACCCGGACTCTTAGGCTCGAAATAGACAATATCTTCGGTAGTCGTAAATACACGCATTAACTGTGGCAATGCACCATCGATAGCCTCAGCTACCTCACCAGTTACGATCTGGCTGCGACCTTCTTGCTCATTACCGTAAGGATAGCGTAAGTAATACTCTAATGCCCTCTTACGATCTTCGGTAGTCTCGGTATCAAGATAACCAATACTATTATCTATTTCATTCTCGATAATACCTTTTACTTTGCCTTCATCCATCATAATGCGTTCCTCTTAGGATTTTCGCAATTATACAATCCATTTAGTGTTAATGGGCAAATCTGACTGCCATGAAGTCTCGTCTTGGTCAAGGCTTATCGCAAAATACCTGAAAGCGTCTGAAGCATGGCTAGACCAGTCATGTAGCGGCTTGTCGTAGAACACTTGCTGACGCTCGTTATACTCTCTACGGTAGTTCCTGAGAGCATCCAGACCTGTCTTAGTCTTATGATCGAACCAGCATTGCGGCAATAGCCTTCTAACGGCTTGTATACCGTCTGCAACCGATAATCTAGGAGCGACTGTTATATCGAGTCCAGCTTCCTGCAAAACCTCTTTACGGCTCTTTCCTGTGCCTAGCTCTCTGACTTCGACGTCATGAGGCAAGAACTGCGTGTAGCCTTCGTAGCCGTTATCTTTGAGCCAGCGTACATACCAGTCCAGACCGACACCGTGGTTCTCCGTAAAATCAATGAGACGTACTTCTTTTCCAACCACCTGAGCAACCCACAGAGAAGTAGAATCGCTAATCCCCAAATCCCAAGCAACATAAGACTTACATAAGTCATCAGGTTCAATAGTGGTGATCCGGTTCTTCGCCTCAAGATCGTTGATAATCTGCCCATAATAAGAACCCTCTACGGCTGCATCAAAGCTACATTCAAACTCTTGGTTATACTTATCGTCGCCCATTTCCTTACGAGCAGCCCAGAGTTCCTTCTCAGCAATGATGCCTGTCTGACTGGCTTTAAACTCTAGTAATGCCCAACCTTCAGCAGTCTTAGATCTGTCTCTAAAGTCTGCAAAATGGTTTCTACCCTTCGGAGTTCCAATGAATAAGCACCACGTTGGAGCCTCGTCTGTGTTCCTATCCGCTAGTGCTGGGCGTATAACCTCATTCCATATCTTTGGGTTTTGATCGCCTATCTCGTCAAGGATAACGCCATCGAAATACTGCCCACGCAAGCTATCAGCATTATCAGAGCCGTAAAGACTAATGCGCCTACCCCAAAAATCAACCCTAAGCTCGCTGATGTTAGCCACAGCCCCAAGAGGACGAGTAAATTCCAGCAAGTAATCCCAAGCCACACGTTTCGACTGTGCGTAAGTCGGAGCAATATAGGCAAATCTCGGGTTTGGTTTAGTACACTCAATGGCAGCCTTGATTAGATGGTTAATCGCGCTAACAGTCTTTCCCATACGACGATGGGCAACTACTACTGTAAACCTGTGTTTATCTATAGCCTCGTGGATAGCTAATTGCTGCTCTCGTGGCTTGTAGCTAATTTCGATTACTTCGCTCACACAAACATCCCTAGATGTTCTTTTGCTTTGTTAATTCTTTCGCAAGCAATATCAAAGTATTTTCTTTCTCGTTCTATCCCAATAAACTTTTTCCCAGTTTGCACGCAAGCAATGCCAGTGGTTCCAGACCCCATAAATGGATCAACAACTGACTGTATATTTCCAGCTTTTTCTAATGTCCAAAGCATTACCTTTAAAGGCTTCATAGTTGGATGGATCTTTTTTTCACCAGACCAATGGTGTGACAAATGCCTAACTTGTTTTCCAAAATTAGTCCATGCCATTTCGCACTCACTGAAACTTCTTCCATCATTTTTTTTGTGCCATATAAGCCAATCGTTTGTTGGTGGCAATTTATCTGAAAAGTAATTTCCGCCCCAAAAACAACAATATTCAGCAAAATCTAGCCATATCGAAACATCTGGTGCTTTTTCATCCCAATTGCCGCCACGCTCAAATTCTTTTTTCCCCTTACCTAATGTTTGTTTATTAGCATTTATCCCATAAGGAGGATCAGTAATAACCGCATCAACCTTTGGTAGCATTGGCAGTATATCCATGCAATCGCCAAGATATAGGGTGGCATCCCCTATAGTGACTATTTCTGCCATGTGACTACGTGCTGCTGAGGAGCACCGTCCATACCTGTCACCTCAGTCCTAGCCAGCTTAGGTATATGGTATTCACTTAGCTTTTGCATTAAGTCCAATGCCTTAGCAGGATCAGGTTTTAGTCCATAGACTTCATCGCCCTCAGCTACCCTCTGTAGCCATCTATCCATATAAGGCACGTTCTTCTCTAGTAGCGTAGCAATAGCATTACGTACTACTGCCGTACTCTTATTAGGTACTCCAGCAGGTCTACCCTTACCAGCATTAGTTAAGCCTGGATGCGCTGTAGTGTGTTCTTCTTTACTGACTTCTGTTTCCATTTTTGCATTATCCTTTGGATGTCATGCTTACTTCAATAATCCTTGTACTGGCTTATCATTGCGTTCAAGTATCTTCGCAATATTTGGGTCAAATACAACATAATTGCTAGTTCCGGGAATCATTTCATTTGAATATTTGATTCCAGTAATACCAGATTTTTTTAATTTATCAACTCCAGCTTGATTCCTACCAAGTTTTTGAAGTAAATCAAATCCTGTGTCATTTAAATCAACTCCAATTTCAGTTGCTATATTTCTAATATGTTTTGGTTGATTTTTTAATTCTTTTTCGTAATCCAACATTCTTCTTGCTTTTGAATCTGGTAAATCTACTTTATATAAACTACCACTAAAATCCGCTTCATCTTTTCTTAGCATATCTGCCGCATCTTTATATGGTTGGGCAAAACTAGGGTTTGATTCACTAAGTAAAGTTTTGTATCTTTCATCTAACTTTTGTATTGCTAAATTATTATCGCCCCAATTATTTAAATATTTTTTGGCAATTGTTGGAGCAGCTTGACCTCTTTGATCTTGCATAAATCCTTTAGCAAAATCTTTACTTTCAGACAAATAAACTCCCGGAGCAATCATTTGCTGACCCTCACCAGTACCCATTTTGCTTAAATCAAACTTATTAAATATATGAGGACTTCCATGATAAGTAATAGGAGCCGCCATTAATAAACCGCCCTTAGCCAATGCAGCTTTTGTGGCGACTGCTGGATTCATTGCACCTGATAAAAGCTCAGTTGTCTGGTTTAACAATCCTTGTTGCTCAGGAGGAAGCAACCCTTTAGACGTTAGGTAAGCTGTTGATCCTACCGCTTGCTCAGGCTTTAACATACCTGTTGCTGTAAATGGCAATGCAGCCAGATCAACAAAGCCTGTGGCTAATTGAGGAATACCTCTAGCTGCTGATAATCCTAGACTTCTTAGCGTTTCCTCAAGTGTTGCCATAGAATGCCTCGTACATATCCGGTCTGTTAGTCTTTATCCACTCTCTTGGTTCTTCATGGCACTTAGCAAAGTCATCTCCAACCGTCTGACTTCCTACATGATGAACGTATCCACGACTTACAAAGTGCTGATAACCCGCCTTGTTTAAGTCATGGCATATTATATTGTCTGAATACCAATTAGTGCTAGGGAATTGTGCTACATCCCATGCCCTCCTATTTATAGCCGCAAATATGGGAGCAATAACATCAACCATTTTTATATGGTTCTCGCTATTCCAACGCAGCCCGACAATAGTATCTTCGTCTACTGGTACTCTTATATTCTGATCTGGTAATACATAATCTGATCGCGCCCCTAAGAATCCAGTTGCGAACTCCTTAGTCACCATATCCCAATCTTCTTGCATCTTCTCAATAGTATTAGGAGTCAATACTACGTCATCGTTAGCAATGATTACTGAATCGTAATGCCCTGTATTGAACGCATAGGAGACAATTTCATTATACGCATCTCCGAAATTGGCAGCAGTATTTGGTCGGAAAATGACTTTATCGTTTCCAAGTCTCTTTCTAACTTCTCCCCACAACTCCAGACTATTTGCACTAATGTAAACTGGCAACTTTCTTGCATATTGATTAATGCTCTCCAATAGTACGTGGATGGCTGGACTATCTACCGTAGCGATTACGATTGCTTGCAAGTTATCTCCATAAATAAAGTTGGTACTCACTGCACTGTCGCCTTGCTTGGCTCAGGGCGTCTGATTGATCCTGAACAGGTGTGCCTACTCAACCCACTTAACAATCAGCACTCACAGCATCCGCTTTCCCAACACGGCTGAGGACTGTTTTACAGCATAAAAAAGAACTTTGGGGTCAACCTCAGTTTGCTTTTCAGTTCTGTATCGGTAGCCGCAGTATCACCATTTTCAGTCGCTTTTGAGTGACTAGCTCATTAGCTTCTTATCTTCCCTGCGAGGCCGTCCTACCGATCAATCCTCATGCGTCTTGAGACTGTAAACTTAAAAGGTATCCACTATAAACTTAATACGACTGACCACTGCTCTTTTCCCGTCTTGCTACCACCAGCCTTCCTAGGTGCTATGGCTTCCCGCTTCTGGGTGGAGTCCGCTTTACGTTTTCGCGTCCAGCAATGGTCATGCGTATTAACATTTAGTTAAAACTACCTTCATTGAATCTACTGCTCGTGGAGTACGCATAATCTCATCGTCAGGAACGTCTTTAAGCGTCATTTCTGCCCCTAATTCAGATAATTTAAAACTCATTTCTGTTAGATTAAACCGATCTTCCCAACCTAAATACCAGTGCCAGTCAGTATAGTACAGCCAGCTATTCTCGTTGAACGCCCGAACATGAGTCGGGTCTTGCCATGCACCTAAACTCAGCTCATACGGTACGCTAATGTGAAACTCACCACCAACCTCCAGCAAGTCCTTACAGTTAGTCATTGCTTGAATTAAATCCGGTATATGCTCTAAAACGTCATTTGCGACGATTGTTTTAAACATCCCTTTTGTAATCTCGACCTTTCCGAACCTCGGTGTATCAATAATCTGACCAAACTCTACCTTAGATATATCTACCCACCAATCAGGATTTACTCTAAGCAATATATCTGCATTAAAGTAAGAATCTTTCCAGTCCTTGCCGGAGCCTAGATTTAACGTCTTTGGTATCATTTCTTCTTGTTTCGTACAGATATGGCAGCAGCTTTTTTCTTAGCGTCAGCCTTTGAATTAGCTCCCCATGCCTGTAGGCTTAGAAGTAGCCTAGTAGGCTCACCATCAGGTTTTCTTTCTGCTCCTGGCATATTCCCCATACGAGCTAAAAAAGACGCTCTACGTGGATTATCGCCACTTTTAACCGGAGCCTTTAAGTCTGAGCCAGGATTCGCAGCCTCATACGACTTGCGACCTTTCTCATTAAGTCCACCTTTAGGATTTTTACCAGACTTCTTAGTCCAAGCCGCAGTCATTTCTTGACCTTCTTGGCAGTCTTAGCAGCATCTTTAAAGTCAGCCTTAGTCGGTGCACCTTTAGTACCAGGCTTTTTCATTTTCTCGCCAGAACCCTCAGCTATGCGCTTACGTTTAGCAAGAATATTACTGTATAGTCCTGTTTTCATTTCTTAGCCTTGTTCTTAGCTGTACGTTGACCTCTCATTGGCATCTTTGCCTCACTCATTGCAATGGCTACCGCTTGCTTCCTTGACTTGACTACAGGACCACCTTTGCCAGAATGAAGTTCACCCTTGCCGAACTCAGTCATTACCTTAGCTACCTTCTTCGCAGCTTTCGATTTCTTCATCATTTAACATTTCCTTTACTTGTTCAAATAGTTGCTGTTCGGTAGTTTCGTGCTTCTTTTCCCAAGCCTTACGCCCCATTCCATGATAACCAGCACTAGTTCCTCTATGATGCTCAGGACAAAGCGGAATAACATTATCGTGCGAGTTTCTGACACCCATTCCTAACCCTAAACCACGAATATGGTGTATCTCTGCCGGAGTACCTGCATACCCTAAACGATAGCAAATTATACAACCTATGTCTGCTACTTTAGACAGATATTCCTTCTCTCTTTTTCTCATGGCTTATAGCTAGTAAAGCTCTCACCTTGATTACATACAGGGCAGCAGGTAACTGTTCCATCGGAGCAATATGGATCACTTACTTTAGGTATTGAATCCCAATCTTCAATGAAATCGCAATAATCGCATTTAGCCAAGTTGCTATCGTCTAATACATTATCATTTAGTAAAGTATCTTTATTCATAGTTTTGCCCCTTATTAACGTAAATTTCATTTAAGTTTGCTACTATTTCTCCAATGGAGGAAGCCATGTACGGTATATCTATCGACGGACAAGATTTCTGGTTTGAGGCTGAAGAAGTCGAACTCATGCAAATGGATGATGACGGCATAGTTTGGAAATACGATAATGAAGCCTGTGTCTGGATGTACTTTGATGACGATGCAGACGAGTGGCTACTGTACGACGAGGAGAAGTTTGATCCGTTCACAAAGTCGCTCTTTCCACAGCACGATTCGACGCTTCCATCGACCGCCAGCAATCAATCCGAGCCTGAGCAGCGACCAGCATCCAACGTAATCTCTCTGCCTCTGCAACAGCTTCTTTAAGCCCTTCTACGCAAGTCTTATACTCAACCGTAGTATAAGCATCAGCTTCCTTCTCAACCACCGTAGTTTTTAAGCTACGCAAAATCCCTTGAGATTTAACTGTTTTACGATATTCCGTTAAGTAAACTACCTGAGCTTTAGCTAATGCATAAGCCTCGGAGTTCTTAATCATAAAATTTATTGCCTCATGCGGGTCTATTTGTTTCATAATTGCAATCATATTCCTTTAGACAATAGTACAGGCCAAGAAGGTGATATATTCCCATTCTCCAGCCATCTGTTAAGACTGCTGCACCCAGAAGGACTACATTCAATTTCCAGAGCGCCCGTATCGTGGACTAACCGTACCATCACCTATTTGCTCTGTTCCTGAGATACCTGTAGTAAGTTCTCGCGCTGGCCTGTAAAGCGCACTCGGTTTTTTTGGCAGCAACCCCGAACATGGGTTCATTTCTAACGCGACCAGTACGGTCTAGGAAAGCAAAAGCCCTCTAGGTTTGGCTCTCCGAGTGCGGTCTCGTT